CCCGCGATTGCACTGCCACGAGGTACAGGGCGCGATCTCAACCCAACTGTCGAGGATTGCCCTGAGACTCCCGTCTGCCGCCCACAGACTCCGGCATTCGCAACATCCGCTTGTACGTGCCTCCAGTCGCGGAAGAGCCGCCGGCTAAATCCCCAGCACCGTCGGTGATCTCCAACCTGGATCTGTACGCCCCGCCATCGCCTGTGACCAAGCCAACAGTGAGTAAGTTCCCGGCACCTGCGTCTCCCCCTCCCCCGCCTGTAACTGCCCCGAAAACGCACGTTAAGGAAGTTCCGGACGCCAAGCCGGTTGAGGGCTCTGCACTGACAACACCGCCCACAGCTGACATGCCTCCACCCGACTCGACGCTGCCTCCGACTGCCCTGCCTCCACCCGACTCGCCCTTTTTGGGCGCGTCTCCCACGGTGTCACCTAGCGATTCGCCGGTCGTGCCTCCTGTCGGTCCCAACCTCGATGTCTCGGATGACTTCGACGAGTGGCTTGACCGCCGTGGCAAGGACGGCTCACTCTCAGTGGTAGCATCGCACGTTTTGCCACAGCCTTGGCGGAGAGACATGGATTTCGTTGCCCCGCTGATCCCAGTGTCTAACCAGCACCCTGCCGACGAGCAGATGCGAAAACTACTGGGTAAGAGACTGCAATTCGTCTGGCCGAAGGAGCCTCTGGTGGTGAACTGCCCAACTAAAGGTGCCGCCTCTTTGATTGACGCTGCGTACGATGACAACGCCATGCACCCTTTCCCGACAACACGACTGCCCAAGCTGAAGCCCAGTTTTAACGTGCGTACGATCGTGGACATCCTGAGCACCGGGATGGACAACGCTGACGCCGAGAAAAGCAAGGCTTTACTCGCCAAATTCGAGCGCTTCGCACAACACGTGTGCTCGTTTCGTGGAGGTTTGGACGCTAAACTGCTGTTCATCGACGGCCCAGCTCGTTCTGCCAAGTCGACTCTGGCGCGCCTGTTCGCAACGACGCGACTTCTCTCGGCGCTAGTCTACGTGCCCTCTGGCGAGCTACGCAATCAGTGGTTGGCGCACGCGACGTTCGCTCAACAAGCTGAGGTGATGACTAGACACTCCGTGCCCAAGCGAAAAGGCGGTTACAAGGTAGGCATCATCGATGAGGTGTTCAACTTTGCCCCGATGGAGTTGCAGCTGCACATGCGCGTTTTGCGCGCAGCAGGATGCACGTTGATCCTGTTAATTGGCGACCAGTTCCAGCGTGAAAAGGGAGGCGTCGACCTTGACTCCCAATATTTGAATCACGGGATCAGGTTGCACACGAGTTTGGGCATGCCTCTTGACGCGCATCATCTCTACGCAAGCGTC